GAACAAATAAAAAAAGATAAAAATTTTCTAAAAAGATTAGAGAAAATTTTAAAAGATATTGAAAGAAATGGCTATAAAGGAATAGGAAAACCTGAGCCTTTGAGATTTGACTTTGCTGGCTATTGGAGCAGAAGAATTGATAATTATAACAGAATTGTTTATAAAATTGAGAATGGAAGAATAAAAATAGCACAGTGTGGTCTACATTATAATGACTAATTCTTAAAACCTTGAAAAGAGAGTAATTAGACTCTCTTTTTTTATTTTTTAAATAAAATATAAAAAAAATTTCTTGACTTTTAAAAAAAATAAGTTATTATTATAAATAAATTAGTTTAATAAATTTAAGTAATAAATTTAAAATTTGAAAAGGAGTTTTTTATGAATGCTTATGATCCTTACAGGTATTACATAAAAATAAGAGATGGAACTATAATTATAGATGGAAAAGAATATCCTAATATTATTGAAAAGCATTGTTTTTATAATAAAGCTGCTTTTAAAAAAAGTTTCAAAGAACTTTCTGAAAAGTATAAAGAAAATCAAATAACGACATACCAGAATATCAGAGGTAGGTGGTATGAATGTCCAAAACCAAATATTTAAGTAATAAAGAAATTGGGCGTAGTTATTGTAGCTGTGGGAATTACTTATATTCAGATACTGAAAAAAGAATAAAAGTTGCTAGTAGAAATCAAGTTACTTATTATTTTGAAGAAAAGTGTTTAGAAATAAATTGCTCACATTGCAATAAAAGCACAAAAGTGAAGTTATAGAATGTATGGATTAGATAGAGCAGGCATTTATACTGAAGTAGAAACAGAAATTCTATATGTCAAAGAAAGACTTGAAAAATTATTTCCAAACTCATATTCAGAAAGCCTTTCAAAAGAAACAACTAATTATGAAATTAATAAGAAAAACATAAATAAAATAAAGTTAGAGAAAAAACACTTCAGTACACTTATTAGGATTGACTTCTCATATCCAAGATTTTTTGAAGAGAATAATATTGTTCCTCTAACAGATGAATTTAAAAAAATAATAGTAGAAGAAAATTTAACACATTTAATTAATCAAATAATTGATTATAAAATAAGTTCTGATGATTTATATTATGATTTCTTTGAATTCACTATTCAAGAAAATGTAAAAAATTTTTATAAGTATCACAATATAATTGCAATGTTTTATAAAGGACTTACTAGAAAATACAAAGATTTAGACAAAGTCCAATATTACAATTTTTCAAAATCTGATAACCAGTTTTACACAACTGGATTTATCTTTCAACCTTTTCAAGGGTGGAAGATACGCCTATATAGTAAAGGGCATGAAAATAATAAAAATAATTTACAAAAAGTAAAAGGTGCTATTTTAAGATTAGAGCATAGATTAACAAAAAAAATTATTATAAAAAATTTCAACACGAATAAGATTAAAAATATTACAATACAGTCTATTGCAAACTGTATTAATAAAAATATCTCAAAAAATTTAGCTGATATTTTAATAGCTGAAATAAATTTATCTAAAGAAATTCTTGAAAAAAAATTTAAAGGATTTAGATGCAATGAACTAAATTCATTAGTTAGAGATAATCTTGAATGGATTTTAGATGAAAAAATAATTGATGATATTATCACCAACTTGACAACAAGATCATATTCAAGAGTCAAAGTTTATAGACAAAAAGTAAGAGAAATCTTACTCACTTCACAATCTCAAGCTTCACCAAAAAGAGATTTTTTTGGTAACATTGAAAGACTTGAGGTATTCTTCAACAATCTAATTCTTGCAAATATCAAAGTTAAATGTAACACAAAAAAACATTTAACATTTCTTTGTCAAAAATGGACTGAAAAAACAAGCCATTTTTAAGACTAAAAAAACAAATTCCCTTTTAAAATCAATAGTTTTTTAAAGACATATATTTACTCTATAACAATAGATAGCATCCCAATCCTGAAACTGAAAAGTAAATTTATATATTTTTTATGCAATAAGAAAAAAACAATTTGAAACCAGGAGTAAGTTACAAATAGCAAATTAAAATATCTATATGTACCGATGGCTAGTCGGGAATTTACGACTATGGAGAGTACAAGGAACTATGAGTAGATAACTATGTTATTGAAAGTATACTCATTGAAGTAGTAATTTTCTAATGTATTAAATATAGTTTAATACATTTTTAGTAGCAGAGAGCTATGAATGAAATAATAGAATTCTATAACTAGAATGAAGTTAGAAGAGAAATTTATATTGGTGATGTAACATGAAAAAAGAAAAATTCACAGATAAGCAATTAAAAGTGCTAGAACTATATATTCAGCTTGAAATAACTAAATTTAGTACTAAGAAGAAGAACTTGTATTCTGAAATCCAAAAAAGAACTAAATATAATCTAAATACTATCACTAGCTGGATTAGAAGATATTTAGAAAATTATAAGGAAATTAGGAAAGAAATTCAAGAAGAAAAAAATGCAAAAATATCCAATTTTGAGGGCTTGACAGAAAAACAAACAAAGTATCTTATATTTAGAATGTGTGGTTTTAGTAAAGAAGAAGCAAAATTGAAAGCAGGGTATAGTGAAAAGACTAAAGCTGCAAATATAGAAAAGAACCCAAAGATAATTGGAACATTAGTAGAACTAAGAGAAAAATTAAAAGATGATGTTAGATACGGAGTAATGGCTAATCTTAATGCACTTGTCACTATCAGAGATGAGGGAATAAAAGGTGTTGAAACAGTTGAATATACAGACTCATCAACTCCTGATGGACATTCAATTATTAAGACAGTGAGAAAGGAGAAGCAGTTCATTGCTTCAGCCACAGCTACCAGGATAATAAATGAGATGCTTGGGTATAAGCTAACTGATGAATTGAAGTTAGAAGAAGCAAAGAAAAAAGAAAAGGCAGGGCAACTTGTTCTTATAGAATAAGGTACTGTCAGCCGTTTTTCTGAGTTGAGGGTCCGAAGAGCTCAAAAAACATCAATTTTAGGAAAAATTTCAAGTTTACCAAAAAATAATTTATATACGCGAGGAGGAAAAATGCAACAGGTTTTAGCAACTGAAAATAGAATTGCAAAATTATTTCAATTTTCAGAGAGAAAAGTTAGAGATTATTTTAAAGCTGCTAGAATTGCTCCTGGAAAATATGATTTACTCCAAGTGATAGAAATATTTGTTGAAAAGAATTCAGGAAAAGATGAAACAGCTGAATTAAAGAGAGCTGATAAAGATTTGAAAGAATATAAATTAAAAATTTTAAAAAAAGAATATCATCATGAAAGTGATGTTATCAGAATAGTTTCAAATATGAATTATAATTTTAAATCTAAATTGATGGCTCTTCCTAGTAAAATCTCAGTTCAATTGCTAAATAAGGATAATCAACTTGAAATAAAAGAAATTTTAAAAAAAGCTATTTATGATGTTTTAGAAGAATTGATTGAATACAAATATGAAGAAAGAAAGGTTATTAAAGATGAAGATATTGGGGAAACACACAATACATCTGATTGAAAATATTGTAAAAGATACTTTAGCTCCCCCAGAAGATTTGACTATTGCTGAATGGGCAGATAAATACAGGATACTTTCAAGAGAGAGTGCAGCAGAAGCTGGAAAGTGGGAAACTGATAGAACACCATATATGAAAGCAATATTTGACTGTGTTACTGACAGTATAACTAAATCAATAACCATTATGAGTTCAGCACAGGTTGGAAAAACAGAATTACTCTTAAATATTTTAGGAAGATATATGCACTTAGATCCTTGTCCTATTCTCTTTGTTCAACCAACTGTTGATGATGCCAAATCATTTTCAAAAGAAAGAGTTGAACCTATGTTAAGAGATACAAAAATTCTTAAAACATTAGTAGATAAAGTTAATAAAAGAGAAACAGGAACTGTTCAGGAAAAAATGTTTCCTGGGGGATATGTAAGATTTGTTGGAGCAAATTCTCCATCTGGATTAGCAAGTAGACCTATAAAAATTACATTGTTAGATGAAGTTGACAGGTTTCCTTTATCAGCAAAAAAAGAAGGAGACCCAGTAAAATTAGCTGAGAGAAGAACAAACAATTTTTATGATAGCAAAAAAATAAGAGTTTCTACTCCCACAGATGATGCAACTTCTAAAATACAATTATTATATTTGGCAGGTTCACAAGAAGAATGGAGTTTACCTTGTCCATACTGTGGAGAATATCAAGCCTTAGAGTTTGAGCAACTTAAATATCAAGATTTAGTAGAGCCTGAATTTGAGTGTAAATTTTGTGGAGAAAGTGCAGTTGAAAGCGAATGGAAAAAATGTGGACAAACTAATGGGAAATGGATAGCTAAGTTTCCAAAAGAAAAAGAAAATAGAAGTTTTCATCTTAATGCATTAGCTTCACCCTGGGTAAGTTGGAAAGAAATTATAGCTGAATATCTAAATGTCAAAGATGACGATTTTCAATATAAAACTTTTATAAATACTGTACTAGGTAAGACATTCACTGTAAATCTTGATAGTGCTATGGATTATGAAGCAATCTATGAAACAAGAGAAGACTATGGAGCAGAATTACATGACAATGTTGTTATTCTCACTG